AGCCTACCCCCCGTCGATACCTTCTGTGCGCCCCCCATACTTATCTTCTTACATCTTCTCTGTTGCTTGACCCCCACCCCCCATTTTGCTATCTTCTGGATAGTTCCACAAAGGGGGCACCCCCCTAAAAATAAAATGGTACCATGTACCGAGGAGTTCACATGTTGAGAACAATTACAGCACTACTGTTTCTAGGTACCTTGTTGGTACCCCTATATGGGTACTGTACTAATTTAGATACTAACTTAAAGCTTGTACCTAAGAGGGTACCTATGGTACCTAAGGTACCGAAGAGCGGCACAGAGTACATCACAATCGACTGCGACTACTCCCCACAGTTCCTCAAGAATTTAAAGCCCGCCTACGGCATGGAGCCATTGTGGTGGGGCATGAATGAGTTCCAGAGTGTTCTCACCCTTCATCGTAACCACAAGACTGGTAATTGGGGATTGTTCGTCACTTTCCCATCTAGGGAAGTGTGTGCTATCAGTACTGGCATGGAGCAGGATCTCATCCTTCCCAACATTGGAATGGCCCATTGAGGGTGTATCGTCATTGGTTGTGGCACTCATCTTTGATGAGGTGGGTTGCGCGTAAGGTTGTAATGGCGGATGGTTGGTTGTGGCGCAGGATGTGGAGCCGTTGCAGGGGAGGGAGATCGTGAATTGCTGGCATTGTAAGACACAGTTGATATGGGGTGGAGATCACGATTGCGAGGAAGAAGACGGCATCGTCTACTTCATGGTCACCAACCTACACTGCCCAAATTGCGCATGTCAGGTGTTGGTGTATCTTCCCACTGACGAATCAGACCTACACCCAGACAATGGCGACGTTGGGGGAGTGGACATCAAGATAACCTCCATTCATTAGATGGTCGATCTTTGCGACAACGAAGACGTACAGCGTCTCCTTTCCCTTAGATCCTCAACCCACGGAGATGCCAACAAGACCTTCCGTCTCGCTGGGGAACTCGTCATGGACTTCATCGCCCACAAGACAACACAGGGCGTGATAGAGCCACACGAGTTCGCTGCCATCAATATCCTCCACAAGATCGCGCGCATTGCCTGTGGTGACTACACAGATGACCACTGGGATGACATCTGTGGATATGCTCAATTAGGAAAAGAGCTTCACAAACAGTTGACACACCCCTGTCAAGAGGGGTAGGTATTGTATACTTCCCGTTAGTTGCGGCTAGATGTAGCTACGGTTTGTGATACTCCTCCCTGACTAGGCGGCTTCCGCAAGGTGAAAGGTGCCCAGAACCCCAACCCCACGGGAGCCGCCTCTTTTTCGGAACTGGTTTGAAGTGATGATCGCCGTTCTGATAATTCTGGCAATTGGCTTGAAGGTTCTGACATGGCTGTAATATTCGAGTACCTCACCGATCACTACAAATGCATCATCGGCGGTTTCATCGTCGGCCTCGCGGTGGGGATAATTATCTAGAATGCAAACTGCCGTCGCCCTGCACGATCAGATCGCGGCGCTCCCCATCAATGAGCAGCGCGATCTTCTCGATCTTGTAGAGCAATACGAGACGGCTCAGGAAAGAGAGAAGAGCCACAAGAGTTTCCTGACTTTCGTCAAGTCTGTGTGGCCCCCCTTCATAGAGGGAAAACACCACGCCACGATGGCTGATGCCTTCGAGAGGGTGGCTGAGGGAAAGTTAAAGCGCCTCATTGTTAATATGCCCCCGAGGCACACCAAGTCTGAGTTCGCTTCTTATCTCCTACCGGCATGGTTCTTGGGGAAGTATCCAGATAAAAAGGTCATCCAGACGGCACACACCGCAGAGCTTGCGGTGGGCTTCGGAAGGAAGGTTCGTAACCTCTTCAACAATAAGGAGTTCAAGGACATCTTCCCCGATTCGCGATTGCAATCGGACAGCAAGGCTGCCGGAAGATGGAACACCAACAAGGGTGGCGAGTACTTCGCCATCGGCGTTGGCGGCGCGGTCACGGGTAAGGGTGCAGACATCCTCATCATCGACGACCCCCACTCAGAGCAGGATGCAGCGCAGGGACAATACAACCCAGAGGTCTTCGATAGGGTGTATGAATGGTACACTTCAGGGCCTCGCCAAAGACTTCAGCCGGGAGGTGCCATCATCGTCGTGATGACGAGGTGGTCTAAGAGAGACCTCACCGGAAAGATTATCGACAACTCTGTCAAGAGGATGGGTTCTGACGAGTGGGAGGTTATAGAGCTTCCCGCCATCATGCCCTCTGGTAATCCCTTGTGGCCGGAGTATTGGGGCATTACAGAACTTGAGGCCCTTCGCTCTGAGTTGCCCCTCTCAAAGTGGTCAGCGCAATATCAGCAGGATCCAACTTCTGAGGAGGGCGCTCTCGTCAAAAGGGAGTGGTGGAAGGAGTGGAAGGAAAAGAAGCCTCCACACTGCGAGTTCGTTATTCAGTCTTGGGACACGGCATTCCTCAAGACTGAGCGCTCAGACTATTCAGCGTGCACTACATGGGGCGTCTTCCTCAACGAGGACGAAGACAGGATGGACATCATCCTCGTCGATTCGTACAAGGAGAGGCTTGAGTTTCCAGAACTCAAGAAGCGCGCCTTCGAGATGTGGAAGGACACAGACCCAGATGCCTTCATCGTCGAGGGAAAGGCTTCTGGAATGCCCTTGGTGTTCGAGTTGAGGCAGATGGGAATACCCGTCTCAGAGTTCACTCCATCAAAGGGAAACGACAAGATAGCCCGCGTCAACGCCGTCGCAGACATGTTTGCTTCTGGAATGGTGTGGGCACCCAAAACGCGGTGGGCAGAAGAGGTCATCGAAGAGTTCGCGTCATTCCCCTCGGGAGATCACGACGACCTCGTAGATAGCTCGACGCAGGCGTTGTTGCGTTTCAGGCAGGGTGGTTTCATCCGCAACCCATCAGACGAGGATGACGAGTGGATACCACCGCGCTACGAAGAATTTTATTAAAGGACACACATGGCGATTGACAGGGCACTTGAGGGAATTGGCGGGGGCACCGAAGAAGCCATCGAGATAGCCGTCGTCAATCCAGAGGCCATCTCCATCGAAACGCCAGACGGCGGCATGGTCATCGACTTCGATCCAGAGAGCGAGGGCACCGAGGCAACCGCCCACGACGCCAATCTCGCGGAGCACATCGAAGAGGACGAACTGTCGCATGTTCGTTCTGAGTTGATGGGGGCTTTCGAGGCAGACAGAAATTCGAGGAGCGACTGGGAGGAAACCTACATCAAGGGGCTTGATCTCCTCGGTCTCAAGATCGAAGAGAGAACCATCCCTTGGCCGGGTGCGTGCGGCGTTTTCCATCCAGTCTTGTCTGAGGCCGTGATACGTTTTCAGGCTCAGTCCATCATGGAGACGTTTCCCGCGAAGGGTCCGGTGAAGACGCAGATCATCGGAGAACTAAACGACGAGAAGGAAAAGCAGGCCCTCCGCGTTCAGGAGGAAATGAACTACCAGCTTACCGAAGGGATGCCAGACTACCGCAGCGAGCACGAGAACATGTTGTTCGCGTTGCCGTTGGCGGGTAGCGCCTTCAAGAAGATCTATTACGACATAGACATGGGAAGGCCCACCGCAGCCTTTGTTCCGGCAGAGGATCTCGTGGTTTCTTATGGGGCTGCCGATTTGATGAGTTGCGCGCGATACACCCATGTTATGAAGAAGACCAAGAATGAGGTGCGCAAACTTCAGGTAGCTGGCTTCTATCGAGACATCAATCTCGGGGAACCCGCCCCCGACTACACCAAGATACAGGAGCAATACAATAGCTTGCAGGGAGAGAGACCCGCCTTCGAGTATGACGACAGGTTCACTCTTCTTGAATGTCACGCCAATCTTGACATCGCTGATTTCGAGGACACTAAGGATGGCGAGCCTACGGGCATCGCGTTGCCCTATGTGGTGACTATAGACAAGTCCTCTGGGAAGGTTCTGTCGGTCTACAGGAATTGGCTGGAAGACGACCCACTCAAAAAGAAGATGCTTCACTTCGTTCACTATAAGTACTTGCCATCATTGGGTTTTTACGGATACGGGTTGATCCACTGCATCGGCGGCCTGACTAAATCTGCGACCTCCATACTACGTCAGCTTGTCGATGCCGGGACGCTCTCCAATCTTCCTGCCGGTCTCAAGTCGAGGGGGCTTAGGATCAAGGGAGACGAAACCCCCATCATGCCGGGAGAGTTCAGGGATGTGGATGTTCCCGGTGGCGCGATAAGGGACAACATAACCTTCCTTCCCTACAAGGAGCCTAGCTCTGTTCTCTACCAGTTGCTGGGGAACATTGTGGAGGAAGGGAGGCGCTTCGCTTCGCTGGCCGACATGAAGGTCAGCGACATGAACAATGAAGCCCCTGTCGGAACGACCCTCGCGATTATAGAACGCGGCATGAAGGTGATGTCTGCTGTGCAGGCGAGACTTCACGCATCCATGCGCAAGGAGTTCTCCATCCTCGCGGCATTGATAAAGGAATATCTTCCTGAGGCTTACGACTACGAAGTAGGCGGTATCAGGGCTGAGGACTTCGACGACCGCATAGACATCATTCCGGTGTCCGATCCAAACGCCACCACGATGGCGCAGAGGGTGATGCAGTATCAGGCTGCCCTACAGTTGGCTGCGCAGGCTCCTCAGATGTACGACCTCCCTGAATTGCACCGCCAGATGCTCGAAACGATGGGCCTCAAGGATGTCGACAAGATCGTTCCAGACAAGGACGACATCAAGGCCATCGACCCTGTAACCGAAAACGAGAACATCATCAACGGGAAGCCCGTCAAGGCTTTCTCCTATCAAGACCAGAAGGCTCACATCACGGTTCACATGACGGCCCTTCAGGATCCCAAGATCCTCTCGCTTGTGCGACAGTCGCCTATGGCTCCTTCCATACAGGCGGCAGCCGAATCGCACATCCGTCAGCACTTGGCGTTCCTCTACAGGGACGAGATCGAAGAACAGTTCGGCGCTCCCCTCCCGCCAGAGGGAGAGCCTCTCCCGCGCGACGTTGAGAAGCAACTCGCAGGGTTGCTTGCGCAAGCGTCAGAGAAGCTCTTGCAGAAGGACATCGCTGAGGCGCGTCAGGCAGAAGCACAGCGCATGGCAGAGGATCCCATCGTGCAGCAGCAGCAGCGCGAGCTTGAGATCCGCGAGATGGACGTTCAGAGGAAAGCCAAGGCAGACAAGCTCAAGGCAGATGTCGAGCTTGAAAAGGCAGCCATGACTGATGCCCGCGAGCGCGAGCGCATCGAATCCACCGAGAGGGTTGTTGGTGCTCAGATCGGCGCGAAGATCGCTGGCGACGTTCTCGAAGGTGAGATCAAGGGCGTCGAGCTTGCCGAAAAGGAAAAGATGGAAGGGGCGCGTCTCGGGATCGAGATCGCCAAGGCTCTCATAGATAAGGAAGGAAAGGGTGAGTAATGGCAAGGAAGTCTATCAAGCAGAAGGTTTCTGTGGGCGGCGTCTCGGCAAAGGCCAGCAAGCCAACCGTGAGGCGCGTCAAGATGCCCAGCGTAACAATCAAGAAAGCGCCGGTCATTCCATTGGTAACCTTGGATGGTGACAGGATGTACCCAGACCAAGCTAAAAAATATTGGGCCAATATCAAACGCACGGCGTCTTGATGGAGGCACCCGATCTCGCCGCTTTGTTGCAGAAGCGTCTTCGTGAGTTTATGAACGAAGGTGCCGATCATCTAGCAACGGGAGGCGCAAAGGATTACGCCGAATACCAACGCATGGTAGGGCGCATCGATGGCATAGCCCTCGCAGAACGTGAACTCCTCGATCTCGTAAAGGACAAAGACGACGACGAGGAATAGCGCAAGGGAACCGTTGCCCCTTTATGAAGCAACGCATGATGAGGTTAGTGATGGCAAACGTGGTTGATTTCCAAGAGGAAAAAGCGGCCAAGCAATTGCCGCAGCCTTCTGGTTATAGATTACTGATCGCCCTTCCCGAGGTCGACGAGAAGACAGAGGGAGGTATCTTCAAGACGGACAATGCGATGGAAACGGAAGCTGTGTCGAGTGTTGTGGGTTTCGTCATCAAGATGGGGCCTGACGCTTACAGCGACACCAAGAGGTTCCCATCGGGGCCGTGGTGCAAGGAAGGGGACTTCGTTCTCTTCAGGGCTTTCCAAGGTACCCGTCTCAAGATCCACGGCAAGGAGTTTCGTTTTATAAACGACGACAGTGTCGAGGGTGTGGTTGATGATCCCAGAGGATATGCGAGGGCATGATGGCTGAACAAGAAAAAGTTGAATTTGAGGAAGAAGACGGCATTGACGTTGAGGTCGTGGACGACACCCCTGACGATGACAGGGTGTCTGCGCGCGACAGGGAAGCGGCAGCCGACTTCGATATCTCTGAAGACGAGATCGGACAATATTCTGATCGCGTTCAGAAGCGCATCAAGCGTTTGAAGTACGAGTTCCACGAGCAGCGCCGTGCAAAGGAGACGGCTGAACGGCAGAACACCGAGGCTCTCGCTCACGCTCAACGCATGGTTTCAGAGAACAATGATCTCAAGGGCCTTTTGAAACGCGGCAACGAGGCTCTCTACAAGGCAACCGAGGCCAAGACGGATACGGAGCTATCGGTTGCCGAGAAGGAATTTCGTGAAGCCTACGACGCTGGCGACAGTGACCGCATCGTCGAGGCTCAGAAGATGGTTAACGAAGCCTATTACACCAAGCGGAGCGTCGAAGACATGCGTCCGCCTGCACAGGAAGCGCCACCCGGTAACGGGCAAGATCGCCCCGCCCCGCAACAAGACTATGTAGCGCCTCCTGATCCCCGTGCCATCCAATGGTTACGCGACAACCCTTGGTTCGGGCAAGACAAGGAAATGACCTCTTTCGCCTACGGCCTGCACGACAAGCTGGTGGTTGACGAGCGGCTTGATCCCCGTTCAGAAGATTACTACCAACGGGTCGACAAGCGCGTAAGGGAGGTATTTCCTGAACACTTCGAGGAAGAGCCTGCGCGTGAGGGGACTCCTCGCAAATCCGTGGTTGCTCCTGCGACAAGAGGAAGCAAGCCGCCACGCAAAGTAACACTCACCGGCACCCAGATTGATCTCGCCAAGAAACTGGGGATTACGCCCGAACAATATGCGAAGCAAGTCGCGAAGGAGATGGCGCATGGAAGATGACGCTCGTACACCGAGATACCGCGAAACCCGTGAAAAGGAATCACGCACCGAGACACAGTGGGTACCCCCATCACTACTACCCGACCCCGACCCGCAGGAGGGATGGGTTTTCAGGTGGGTGCGCACTTCGATAATGGGCCACGCTGACAACACCAATGTGTCCAAGATGTTCAGAGGCGGTTGGGTGCCCTGCCGGGCAGAAGACCATCCTGAACTTTGCATCCAGTCTGATGTAGGTTCGCGTTTCGGATCCGATGGAAACATCGAGGTTGGCGGTCTTCTGTTGTGCAAGATGCCGCAGGAGAAGCACCAGCAAAGGGCGCAATTTTATCGTGACAAGGCGGAACAACAGATGGATGCCGTCGAGTCTAACTACATGCGGGAGAACGATCCGCGTATGCCGCTTCTTAAATCGGAGCGTAAGACGCGGGTAGACTTTGGCAAAGGAGGGTAGTGACCCTCCGTAACATGAGGACATTGAATCATGGCTGGTTCAACTGTTGCGCCTTATGGGATGATCCAAGTCGGCGTTCTTGGTGATAGTTACAATACGGGTGGTGCCACTCAATATCCGCTCGGATCGAATAACACCAACGCGATTTTTGCGGGGCAACCCGTATGTTTCTCGGACGGTGTTACCATTCCGATCACGGCCACCCCGACTACCACCTACGGCGCTTCGACCACTCCCATAGGTGTTGCCGCGGGTTTCCGTTACGTTGACGGAAGCACGGGGCAATTGACGTTCTCCAACAATCTTGTTGCGAGTTCGATGACCTCGTCGGGTCATTCCGGCGTACAGGTGTACGTCTGGGATAACCCGCGTGCTCTTTTCAAGGTTCAGGCTGACGGCGCTATGGTCACCACGGACCAAGGAAAGAACACTGCACTGACGGCTGTTACGGGCGTCAACACTCTGGACTTGAGTAAACAGAGTAAGTTGACTATCGACGGCCCCGGTGCGGCGACAACTGCAACCCTAGCTGTTCGTGTTGTCGGGCTGTTTGAAGCGCCCAACAACAACTGGACCGATACATATCCAGACGTTCTTGTTACATGGAACTTCGGTGTGCATCAGTACCAGATGAGCACGTTGGCATAGGAGGCTGGCATGGCTATTTCAAGAGCACAAATGCTGAAGGAGCTACTGCCCGGCCTCAATGCTTTGTTCGGCTTGACTTACGAAACCTACGAGAACGAGAGCGAGCAGATCTACGAGACAGAGACTTCTGACCGTTCGTTCGAGGAGGAAGTAAAGCTGACGGGCTTCGGACAGGCTCCTGTTAAAGCGGAAGGCGAAGCGATCAATTACGACACGGCAAGTGAGAGCTTCTCTGTTCGCTATAACAACGAGACCATCGCAATGGGCTTTGCGATTACCGAGGAAGCGATGGAAGACAACCTGTATGACTCGCTGTCTGCGCGTTATACGAAAGCACTTGCGAGGGCGATGGCTTACACCAAACAGGTGAAGGCCGCTGTTCCGCTCAACCAAGGTCTTCCGACTACCGACAACTTCGATTCGGGTGACGGCGTTTCGCTGTTCAACACGTCTCACCCAACCGTTGCCGGTGGCACCAATTCCAACACTCCCAGCACGCAGACCGATCTCAACGAGACCAGTCTGGAAGCGGCTGTTATTTCTATCGCCGCGTTCGTGGACGAGAAGGGTTTGTTGATTGCTGCCAAACCTCGGAAGCTTATTGTTCCGCCTAACAACATGTTCGTGGCTACCCGGATCCTCGATTCGGAAGGCCGCACGGGAACGGCGGACAATGACATCAACGCCATCAACCACAACGGTACGATCCCCGAGGGGTATGCTGTGAACCACTATCTCACGGATACCGACTCGTGGTACATCGTCACCGATGTGCCCAATGGCATGAAACACTTTACTCGTGTTCCGCTCCAGACATCGATGGACGGCGACTTCGATACGGGTAACGTGCGTTACAAGGCACGCGAACGCTATGTGTTCGGTGTCTCAGATCCCCTCGGAATGTTCGGTTGCGAGGGAGCATCCTAAAGGCGAGCGGGGGCTTCGTGCCCCCGCTTTCTTTTTTCTGGGATCAATGGCCCTTGGGACTGACCCAGCAGACGCTATGAAGACACTGGGGCCTTTCTCTCATAGGAGAACTTAGTTATGGGTACGACAACTTTTTCTGGGCCAGTCAAGGCTGGCACCATCAATGCCACTACCGGCACTACGGTAGGCACTGACATGAAGAATATTGGTTTTGTTGTAATGGCGCAGTCTGAGGCCATTACCGAAGCTGCCACTTCAGCCAGTACCGACATGATCATTCCCGCCAACAGTCAGATCATAGACATCAAATGTCTTGTCACAACGGTGTGGGACGGCGGCACCAATACCTTGGATGTGGGAGACGGCAGCACTACTGACCTATATGTCAACGGCATGGTGGCGTCGGCGGCTGGTCTGGTGAATATGACAGCGGCGACTACCGGCACAGGAGCCAACTGGCGCGATGTCGGGACAACCGATGTGAGGATTTCAGTCGACTCTGTGGCAACCGGAAGCGGCGTTGGTGTTTTAACTGTCTGGTATATCCAGAACATCAACCTGACATAGGGAGGGTACCATGACCGATCTAAGGTCTTTTACCTACACCTATTCTGGTACCGCTGAAAGCAAGAGCAACCCTGCGGCTGATGTTGACGCCTGCGGGGATGCTGCTGCTTTGACCGACGATGAGTACTACATGCTCCTCGACGGCGGCATGGCGACTGCTGGGGATGGTGATGGTGTTTGTACGTCCCAGAGCGTCAATGGTCAGTTGGCGATTGACGGAGCCGACTCAGAAGAGAAGAACGGTATCCGCAGGGTCAACTATGGAAGGGCGGCACCGCGTCGTGTGTCGTTCGCTTCTGCGAGTGACAACTCGTCGGTGACCATTACCATCAAGGGCAAGGACGGAAGCGGCATTCCGGTAAGCGAAGAAGTAACCGGCCCCAACGCCGCAAGCGTTTACTCGTCCAATCTCTATTCGGTTATCGATCTCGTCTACAGCGATTCGTCGACGACCTCGTTGACGGTTGGCGACAACGCCGGTTATGTGAACTTGGGGGAGTTATCCCGTGCCATCAACATCACCTCGGACGGTAACTCTACCGCCATCACCTATACCGTTACGGGCTTGGATGTTTATGGTAATGTTCAGAGTGAAGAGATTACCGGGCCGAGTTCGGCTACGGCAACAGGCTCAAGCTACTTCCGTTTCATTTCTTCGATCAGCGCCAGCGGCTCAGACAGTAACAGTGTCAGTGCCGGGGTGGTGGCCGGTATCCGTATTATGGTCAACAATCAGGATACCCGTCTGAAGAACTGGTATATGGTTGAGGGGGCTAACGCTGCCGGGGCTACAATCGACATCGAAGACGGCGCTACGTCTTCCGCTGCCGGTACGGCTCGCCTCACTTTCAATCCCGGCGAGACAGACGGTAGCGTCAATTATCCCAACATCGGTGGTACAGGTATTCGTTTTGCCACCGCTATGAGTATGGACATGCCTGTGGATACAGACCTTCTGTCCTCCGTCACCTTCATGTTCGACGGATAGTCTCATGGTACAAGATGTTGCCGCTGAATTGATGGCGCACGAGCGCGAGTGTGCCGTGCGCTGGGAGTCGGTGGAGCGCAGGCTGGTACGCCTTGAACGGGTGATTTGGGTATCAAACGTGGCTATCGTGTCAGCCTTGGTGTCCATTGTCGTGCGGGGAATACAGTGACGACGAGGGACGACAAGATCGCCATCGTCATGGGCGAGTTCAAACGCGGGACTCTCAAGAGCGGTTCCGGCAAGAAGGTCACCAATCGCAAGCAGGCATTGGCGATTGCCAACAGTGAAGGGAACAGGGTTATGCGTAAGAAAGGAAAGACGACCAAGAAGACCAAGAAACCTACGAACGGCTCCCGCCTTAAAGAGTCCTTGGGGGCGCGTCATCCCGGCACCAAGGGCAATCTGGCCGCACGGGCAAAGGAAAGCAAGGACGAGGAGAAGGCGCTCGGGCGAAGGGCCTATGCTGCTGTCAAGACGATGGACAAGGGCAAGAAAAAGAAAGCCAAGAAAAGGAAAGCATGATGCCGACATTGAACCCAAAAACGGCGGCTCTCAACAAGGTCAAGACCGACGAAGCGTATGGCAGTATGCCTGTTGAGGTCGATGGAACAGGCGGCGACGTAGGAGAAGCCAAGAAGAGGCGTGTCGCGGCTTATGGCAACAACAAGGGCGGTAACGTGATCAGGCAGACTAAGGGCCTCTTCACCTACGGGCCGATGGCTTAGGAGTCGATTATGGCGAAGAGAGATTCTCGTGACGGTTACGCGATAGGCGGACTCACCCGGCTTCCGCGTGAGGACGATAGTGCTGTCCTTATGCAGGCTGGCGGTTACCTTGGTGGCCTCACGGAGACGGGGCGTGGGACGATGGCCGGTGAGTTGGGCCGTCGTGGTGCCCTTCCCGTGCGTGAGGCAGGCGAGACCATGTTCGAGCGTGACAAGCGTCTTGGGCGTCGGAGTGGTTTTGAAGGAGGCGGTGCGGCTAGTTCTTACAATCGGCGTTATAACAACCAGAACAGGTGAGGGCGTTATGGCTACGAAAAAGAACTGGATAAAGGACGCGACCAAGAACAAGGGCGCGCTGCGTAAGGAACTGGGAGCTAAGAAAGGCAAGCCTATCCCCAAGAAGAAACTTCGGGCAGCCGCTAAGAAGGGCGGCAAGGAAGGACAGAGGGCGCGTCTCGCTGTGACTCTTGACAAGCTTCGTAAGAAAAAGGCGTAGGCTTTCATGGCTGTAGAGACGACTGCCACATTCAACCTCGATATAAACGAGATAGCCGAGGAAGCGTTCGAGCGCGCAGGGCTTGAGATGCGCAGCGGTTACGATCTAAAGACGGCTCGCCGCAGCCTCAACCTGATGGGCCTTGAGTGGCAGAACCGTGGGCTTAATCTGTGGTGTATCGAAGAGGGCTACTTTGCTTTCACGGAGGGAACCGCGTCCTATAGCCTGCCGGATGATACCGTTGACATCATAGAGGCCGTGGTGAGGACCGATCCCGCCAATACGACGATGCAAATTGACTCGTCCATCTCGCGCGTGTCACCCGTTACCTACGCAACTATCCCTGACAAGTTGGAGAAGGGGCGTCCCAATCAGTACTGGGTTGACCGTCAGCGCACAGCCCCCACCATTTATATATACCCCACCGCCAGTTCAACCTTCACCACTGCCCAGTTTGTCTACTGGCGCGTCAGGAGAATGACGGATACGGGAACCAAGGGTTCAAATAATTACGACATCCCTGCTCTTTTCCTTCCTGCGATGGTGGCAGGTCTTGCTTATTACATCGCCATCAAGAAGCCAGAAGCGGCCCCACGGGTGCCTATGTTGAAGCAGGAATACGAGGAACAGTTCAGATTGGCTGCCGAAGAGAACAGGGTCAAGGCTCCCTTTAGGTTGATCCCACTTGCTGAGTACTATTCGGCATGAGCTATCCCTATGCGCGCGGCAAGTATGCCTATGGGTATTGCGACAAGACGGGCTTCCGCTATCCCTTGAGCCAACTGGTTTATGAGGTTCAGAGGGGAATGCGTACAGGGCTGAGGGTGGGTCAGGATGTGTTCGATCCCGATCAACCACAGAACTGGGTGGGTGCTATTCCCATTGTCGATCCTCAGGCTTTGTTCGATCCCCGTCCCAATGGAGGGACTGCTGGTCGTGGGCTGTTTGCGTGGGATCCCGTGGGGGATGGCAACAGTGCCGAGGTCTTGGGGACTCAGGGACTGGAGACGATGCAGATCAATTCCGCTATTGGCACTGTAACGATTACAACGAGTTGATGAGATGGCGCTTACTTACTCGACATTAGTGCAGGCGATCAAAGATTACACGGACAATACCGAAACGGTCTTCGTATCGCAGATAGACCAGTTCATTTCTAACGCAGAACAGAGGATCCTGTTCGAGGTTCAGTTGCCCGTGTTCAGGAAAAACACGCAGGGAACGCTGACCTCTGCGAACAAGTATCTGGCGCTGCCTAACGATTTTCTGGCACCCTTCTCGCTGTCGGTGGTGTCGTCCAATACTTATTACTTCCTCCTCAACAAGGATGTGAACTTTCTTCAGGAGTCCTACCCCGACACCACAGAGACGGGACGGCCTCTTTATTATTCCATCTTTGACGATACCAATCTCTTGGTTGCTCCCGTACCGGATGCCGATTACACGATGGAGTTTCATTATGTTTATAAGCCAGACGGGCTTTCTTCGAGCAACACCACAACGTGGCTCGGCACCAATGCTTACGATGCATTGCTCTACGCTTCGTTGATCGAAGCCTATATCTTTATGAAGGGCGATGCAGAGTTGTTGACCTATTATCAGACGCGCTATCAAGAGACCTTGCCGAGGGTTAAGAACCTCGGTGAGGGAAGGGATCGCAAGGATGTCTTCCGGTCAGGTCAGCTTCGCATTGCGGTGACTTGATGGAAGGATCGGTAGGCACCGGGGAGATCGGTGCGGTTAAAGTGTTTACGACGACGAAGAGATAGCCGAGATGGCCGTCAACAGGATTTGTTTTATTTCGCAGGATGCACCGCCTCATGTGCGTGAGCAGGCTCTCGCCTTCCGTGAGAAGGTCAAGGCGGTCATTACGGAGTACATGAAGAGAGCTATCGCTAGTGACCGTACCACGCTGTGGAATGTCTTGAAGAAGGAAGGGTTCCACGAGGAAGCAGAGATCATAAGGAGACTTTAGATGGCAATTAACCAAGCGATGTGTGGCTCTTACAAGGAGCAGATAACGGCGGGTGTTCACTTCTGGATGTCCCATTCGCGCACTGGGGGCAGTGTTATTGCGGCGGATACTTTCAAGATCGCAATGTTCACGTCGAGCAGGACCGATGCAAATGAAGACCTGACAGGGTATACGGCGACCAACGAGGTTACAGGCACAGCCTATTCGGCTGGCGGTGAGGCGTTGGGCAGCGTTACACTTGGGCTTGCGGACAACAGCAGTACCGTGCCGACGGCGTTTCTCGACTTCGCTGACACGGTGTGGTCTTCGTCCACTATTTCAAATGCCCGCTGTGCGGTGATCTACAACTCCACTCTCAGCACGGCTGGGACTGGCGGGGATGTCACCCATGACGCCGATCCGTCGGTAGCGGTGCTCGACTTTGGCGGAGACAAGTCGTCCTCAGCGGGTGACTTCACCATCCAGTATCCCGCCAACGACGCGAACAACGCCATCATTCGCCTAGCGTAAAGTCATGGCTGCCGTCACCATTATCTTTGGAACCGGCTGGGGAAGATCCGGCTGGAACGAGGGGGCGTGGAATACAGGCGGTCTGTCGACTCTTACCTTTGCTTCGGGTATCGGCACGACGACCGTTGTCGAGGGTACGGGGGTTACGGTTACTGCGACAGGTGTTCAGGCTCAGTATTCGTTTGGCACCTATACGGTAGGTGAAGGAACCGGCGTTACCATTGTCGAGAGCGGCGTCGAAGGAGCGTTCGCTACCGGCACTGAAAGCGTTACCGCAGATGTTCTTGTTACGGCTACTGGTGAAGAGATCTCTGCCGCTATTGGTAGCTCTACCGTGGCTGGGGGAACCGACATTGCGGTTACCGGGGTGTCGGCTGCGGGGGCGACGGGCAGTGAGACGGTGGTTGAAGGCGGCGGTGTTGTGGTGCAGCCCAGTGGTGTGCAGGGTGCCGGGGCCATAGGAACGGTTACCGCCCCCGGATTTATCTTTAGCGTGACGGGGGTTGAGGCAACCCACACTCTTAATTACCCGGTGATCTGGGAGCCGATTGTGCCCAGTCAAACACCGGACTGGATCGAAATCGGAAGCAGAGCAGCGTGAGGTAAACATGGCAAGTTCATATACGACCAATCTAGGCATTGAGGAAATGGGGAGTGGCGACCAAGCTGGCACTTGGGGAACCACCTCCAATTACAACTGGGACATCATAGATCGCATCTCTGCGTATGCTCCAGTGACGGTGTCCAGTACATCCCACACTCTTACTGTGCGCGAGGCTTCACCCGGTAGCGGTACATCCAATGTACAAGCTGGGATGTTTCGTGTTCTTAAATTCGCGGATTCCGGGGATATCGGTGGCAACTGCACCGTTACCATCGAACCCAATACGACGACGGCGTGGTTTATCATGGAGAACGCCCTCTCTGCCAGCCGCACCATAGACGTGTCTCAAGGGGCTGGAGCCAACGTCACTATCCAGAATGGCAAGAATGTCGCTATCTATTGCGACGGTGCAGGCAGCGGTGCTGCGGTTTTAGATGCCTTGGCCGATCTTCAGATCGCCACTCTTGAATGCACAGGTGCTGCTGCCATTGACGGGGCTGCCACTTTGGGGGGTACGCTGGCTGTTACCAGTGGGGCCACTCTTAGCTCGACGCTGGGAGTGACGGCAGCGACGACATTGAGTTCTACGCTTGCCGTTACCAGTGGCATTACGGGAAGCGCCGGGGCTGTTTTGGCTAAAGAAGATTCGGGGACGAC